CCTTAGATTCTATCACAACTGTCTCAGGTTTCCAATAGTCATATTGCTGTAAAGCCTCTCTTCTTAACTCTGGAAACTCATACCTTCCTTTAAGTGAACCTGCAAATATTAATATTACAGTCGTAATGGATTACGCTATTTTAAATTATTAAAAATGAAAATAAATAAACTTAAACAAATTATAGAAAACGAACTTAAAATTTTAAAAGAACAAGGTGCAGGTCCTAGACCTACCGGTCCTGTTTCTACTATGGGAATAACTGGAGGAACTTCTAGTGCTGGAGGGGTAACCCCAATGGATACATCTCCCGGTCAAACAATGGGAATGGGAAGTTCTAGTACTGGAGGAGTTAATCCAGGACCAGGAATTGCTGGCGTAAGTAGAGGTGCTATTAAAAAAATTTTTACTAATTGTGGAGAACTATATGATCAATCGGGAGGACCAGTAGGAACTTAATATAATTAAATTTTAAATAAAAAAGGCGCTTATTTTAGCGCCTTCTTTATTCTACATATATGTATATCCGAACTAGTTTTATAAATTAAATTAATAACGTTATGGAAAAACAACCACAATTCCCCGCTGAGGAAGTTTCATTACCTTCTAAAGGCTTACTTTACTCAAAAGACTCACCTTTAAGTAAAGGAAAAATCGAAATGAAATATATGACAGCACGTGAAGAAGATATTCTTACAAATGCTAATTATATTAAGAATGGTGTAGCAATTGATAAATTATTACAATCTCTTATTGTAACTCCTAATGTAGATTATAGTTCTATATTAGTAGGTGATAAAAATGCATTAATGATTGCTGCTCGTATTTTAGGATATGGAGCAGAATATGAAATTAAAAAAATGCACCCTGAAACAGGTATAGATACTAAAGGTACTATTGATTTATCTAAAATTGAAGATAAAGAATTAGATGAATCCTTAGTTATAGATGGTAAAAATGAATTTAATTTTACTTTACCTACATCTAAGCTTAATATAACTTTTAAATTATTAACCCAAAAAGATGAAAGAAAAGCAGAAAAAGAAGTAGAAGGAATGCAAAAACTTAAAAAAGCACCATCTGAGGGAACTATAAGATTAAAGCATACTATTTTATCTATAAATGGTGATTATGATACAAAAACTATCAGAGATTTTATAGAAAATAATATGTTAGCAAGAGATGCTAGGGCATTAAGACAATATATTAATGAAATACAACCAGGTATTAATATGGAAGTTGATGTTGAATTTAAAGATGGATACATTGAATCTAATGTAAATCTGCCCATCAGCTTATCGTTTTTTTGGCCTGACTCCGGAATATAGGAACATATTATTTACTCAGATTCACGATCTAGTGTACCATGGCGGAGGTGGTTTTAAACACGAAGAAGTATATAATATGCCGACCTGGATGAGAAAGTTTCATTTAGAAAAAATAAAACAATTTTTAGAAGAAAAATATGAAAATGAAAAACAACAAGTTAGTAAACTTAAACCCTCTTCTAAACCTATTATGGGACCTAATATAACTCCCTCATCAACATACAATTTTAAAAAGTAAAAGGTATCATAGATACCTTTCTTTTTTATATATTTATAATAAACAATATAATTATGGCAACACCAGGAGATAAATTAAACCAAGCAGGAGACGATCTTACCTCAAAAATGGAGGGACTTTCGGCATCAATGAGATTTACTATAGGTAATGTTGATATGTTAGGTGAAAGACTAAAAGTATCATCAAAAGAGTTTTATTCTTTAGTAGAAGCTTCTAATCAATTCGAAAAAAGCTTATCTCAGAATAAAGATATGATGGATAAAATCGTGAGTGGTGAAATGGACTTAGCTAAAGCTAAAGAAATTGCTCGAAAAAGCCAAGAAAAAAGAAATAAGATGCTAAAACAAGCTGAAAATCTCCAAAAAAAGCTTGATACAATGCATCAAAGGGGAAGCCGAAAACAAAAACAAGATTTAAAAGATCAAATTAACCTTTTAGTATCTAAAGCTAAAACAGAAAAAAAACACATGGATACAGCTGTTAGTACTGCACAAAAAGGTCAAAGTAAGTTATCAAAAGGTTTAAGCGGTATAGGAAGGTTTCTTAATAATAAAGTTTTTCAGGGAGCAGGAAAAGGATTTGAAGGTATGGCAGCAGGTGCAAGAAAAGCAATTAGAAGTGCGGCATTTAAGGTGATGGAATTATGAGCAGAAGAGTTAATATAGAACTATGGGCGCAAGATAATTTTGCTACTCTAGCATTAGCGAGAACAGTTTTTGGCTTAGTAAAAGTTATCATAGCAATTGTAATTATGAATGAAATATTAGGGGGAATATAATGAAACCATGTTTTAATTGTAAGACCTTTGATGGTACAGATAATAAGGGAATTATAATCGCTTTACAATCTACTAAATATGGTAATCTGTGTCCTAAATGTGTCAATGAGGGTGCAGGACTATTGTGGTTAAGAAAGGTGGGAAAAATATGAAGTTAGTATACGGTCATACAGATTCAATTTATGTTCAAATGCCAATGGAACAGACCGAAGAAATACTTGCTTTACTTAATAACCATGTTAGAAAAGAGTTTCCTAACCTTCTAGGGTTGGAGGAACATCCTATTGTTTTAGAACACGAAAAGTATTTTCAATCACTAGGAGTAGGAACAACAAAGAATAGAAACGCCGGACTTATTAACTGGAAAGATGGTAAATATTTAGATGAGCCTGAGTTTGTAATGACAGGCTTTGTAGCAAAGAGAGTAGCAATAACTGAGATTGAAAAGTTTATTCAGATGAAAGTATTGAGAATGTGGGTGGAGAAAACACCTGAATCAGAAGTCACTACTTTCTTGAAAACTTGGTATAATAAAGTAATATCTGGAGATATTGAGTTAGAAAAACTTACAAACAGAAGTAGATATAAACCAGAAAAACTAACCTTCAAATGTTATAATTGTAATAA